AAATGCTGTATTCGGTATGGAGTATGGAGAAGTGGATAACGAACATAAAGTCCTCTTCGAGATAGAAAACTCAGATCGTGCATTTGAAGAAGAAGTACTATTCACAGGTTTCGGCTCTGCCCCAACCAAAGGTGAAGGTGCTGCTGTTTCGTATGACGATGCTCAAGAAAGCTACACAGCACGTTATACTGCTGAAACTGTGGCTTTGGCTTTTGCAATCACTGAAGAAGCAATGGAAGATAATCTTTATGATACCTTTGCTAAACTTCGTGCAAAAGGTCTTGCTAGAGCAATGGCAAATACAAAACAGGTTAAGGCTGCAAATCTATTCAACAATGGTTTCTCTGATACTATTGGTGATGGTGCTGCTTTCTTCTCTGCTGCACACCCAACAATTTCTGATGGAAACCAGAGCAACCTAATGGCTGCTGCTGATCTTTCGGAAGCAACTCTTGAAACTGCATTAACCAATGTACAGAAGATCAAAGATGATCGTGGTATTCTAATTGGTGCAAGTGCTGTTTCATTGCATATCCCTGTTGACTCATGGGCTATTGCAGATCGTATTTTATCTAGCCCCGGTAACACTCAAACAAGTGCTGCTGCTGCTAACCCAAATACGAATGCAATTAATGCTACTCGTCATATGGGAATGTTACCTGAAGGATATCATATCAATAGAAGGTTTACAGATACTACATCTTATTTTATTAAGACTGACGTACCAAACGGAACTAAAATGTTTGTACGTTCACCTCTTCAAACTAAGATGGAACCTGATTTTGATACTGGTAATCTTCGATTTAAGGCAAGGGAACGATATAGTTTCGGTGTCTCAGATTGGAGAGGTTTCTTCGGTAGTGCAGGAACTTAAGACTAAATGTGGGGGAGTAGCTTCGGCTACTTCCCTACTACTATAAGGAGAGATCATGAGTACAAATATTAAAGCAGCAATAGCAACTGGTGATGCTGTTCTCACGTTTGTAGAAAATGATGCAACTGTTGGAGATAACGGAACAGCCGATGGTAATAATCCATCTGTAACTCGTATACTGGCTGTTCATGCTTTAGCAACTGCTGCTGGATCATATTCTATAAAAGGACAAAGACAGATTACTAATAAAACAGCAGAAGGTACAGCTATTAAGTTTCAGGTAGCAGCTAACGAAGCAACAGATATTTATATGGGAGAACTTGGTGTTCCTGTCTATGGTGTTGTTAGTGTATCTGGTCCTACAGATGGTTGTGTTCTTACAGCTTTTGTAGGTTAGTATGCCTAATTTTTCTTACTTAAAGACAGACTTAATTAATACGACTGAAAACGACTCTACAGAATTTGCAACACAGGTTTCTGTTTTTGTAAAGAAAACCGAATTTCGTATGATTAAAGATCTGGATGACTTTGGTCTGGATGAATATACAAATATATCTGTATCATCTGGCAATGCTGGAACTGTATCTTTAAATGATAGAGTTCGTATTGTTCGTAATGTAAACTTTAAAGTAAGTACAGGAACAACAGTAACTAATTTACTTCCCAGAACAATGGAATATGCAAATGACTATTGGCCTGTTAGTGCATCAACAGATACACCTAGATATTATGCAAGAAAAAATAATTCAAGTATTAAGATTGTACCTACACCAGTATCGGCACTGACTGTAGAGATACAATCCCAATCTCAGCCACTACCTCTAGCTTCTGCTACAGGTACAAGTGTAACTACCCAAAATTATTTTAGTGACTATTGTTATGAAGCTCTCTTTGCAGGATGCATGGTAGAAGCTACAATGTATATGAAAGATTGGACTACACTTCAAGTGTGGCAGAATGAATATAATAATTCAATATTAAAACTTAATAATCAGGCTAGAAGAACAAGACAGGATGATATGGCTGTAGCTGCATCTCCTGCTGGTGGTCCTGATACTATAGCACAAGGAGCATCATAAAATGAGTAGAAAAAAGAAAACTAGTAAAAGAGAAAAAAAGTCTATGCCTCAAATAAAAAAACAAGCTAAACAATTAAAAATAAAAGCTAAAGATAAAAAGATAGCAGGTGATCCTACAATGATTCAATCTGCTCCAACATTTCATAATCCTTATATTAGTGGTAAAAATTATAAAAGATTATTTGAAGAAGAAGGTCTTGATGATTTTAATAAAGCTTCATTTTATAATAAAAAGAAACATGGTGGTAAGATTACCTACAAAATGACAGGTGGTCAAGTTGTAGATGCAAGTTATGATAAGTAGAGCTAGTTCTAAAGAACAGATTATGAAGACTGGAAATAAAAAAAAGAAACCTAAGTTAGGTTCAGGTAAAAGATTTAAACAGCTTACTTCTAAATTAAAAAAGAAGGGAGCTAAAGATCCTAAAGCTCTTGCTGCTTATATAGGCCGTAAGAAATATGGAAATAAAAAGATGTCTGCTATGGCATCAAAAGGAAAAAAAAGGAGAAGTTAAAATGGGATTAGGTCCACATACAAGATTAGAACGTCCAGCTAAATTGGATGAGATAGTAGGTAAGCCTACTGGACAAGGATTCGGTGCTGCACGTAAAGGACCATCCGTTGTAGGTAAACCTCAAGACGTAGTAGTTGATGAAGACTATGAACAAGGTAAAGCTTTTAAAATAGAGAATTAAAAATAAACGTGGAAATAATAGAAATATATACTGGTAAGATAAAAGAGGTTGTATCTAAAGAAGAGTTTATAAAAAGATATAATAAATCTGTAGACGATAAAAAAGATAATTATAGTTTAGTAGATACAACACAGATACAACCTCAAAGAAATAATTATAAAATATTTAATGGTTATTGGAAAGATACTTCAGAATACTTAAAAGAAAAATATAGATACACTTATGGCAGCAAAAAGAAAAAAGAGTAATATGAAAGGTATTACTATTGGAGGAGGAGGTAAACGTCCTACCAAGTCTGGTGCTGGAATGACAAAAAAAGGGGTAGCTAAATATCGTAGACAAAACCCCGGATCTAAATTACAGACTGCTGTAACTGAAAAGAAACCTACAGGTAAGAGAGCATCTAGACGTAAATCATATTGTGCTAGATCAGCAGGTCAAATGAAGAAGTTTCCAAAGGCTGCTAAGAATCCAAATAGCAGATTAAGACAAGCTAGAAAGAGATGGAGATGTTAATGCCATACGGAAAAGGAACATATGGAAGTAAAAGAGGAAGACCCCCAATTAAAATGAAAAAGGGAGGATCTTTAACTCAAAGACAGAAAGATACTTTGAAGAAACATTCTAAACATCATACACCAAAACATATGGCTTTTATGAGAAAGGAAATGAAAGCAGGTAAAACTTTTGGGGCAGCACATAAAGCTGCTATGAAAAAAGTTGGAAAATAATTTATGGGCAACTGTGGCAACTGTGGTCATGAGTGTCATTGTGGTAGAACTTTAAAAAAGTTCGTTGACCCTAATGAGAGAGCTATAGTAGTTTGTCAAAACTGTAAATGTAAAGAGTGCATAGAAGAAGAAGAAAATCAGTAATAAAAGGGTATAGAACATAATGGCAGTATCAGGAACATATAACTTTAATCTAGATATAGATGAAGTAATTCAAGAAGCCTCTGAAATGATAGGGGGTGAGAGTACTCTTGCAAATGAAGCTGCTTCAGCTAGACGTTCTATTAATCTAATGCTGAAGGATTGGCAGAATAGAGGAGTTCTTCTCTGGTCTACAAGTACATCTTCTTTTACTCTTACAACTTCAGTAACTAGCTACGATCTTGATAGCAGCACTATTAATGCTCTTGAGGTTGTAATTAGCAGATCTAATACAGATGTAAAACTTACTCGTATTACTCCAGAAGAATATATGCTTATACCTGCAAAGACACAAACAGGTAAACCTAATCAATATACTATTCGTAGAGGAAGAGATAATCCAACATTATCTGTCTGGCCTATACCAGAAAATTCTACAGATACTTTAAAACTAGAGATAGTTAAAGAACTACAGGATATAAATAAATCTGCTACACAAAATGCAGATGCTCCTAAAAGATTTTTACCTGCTCTTACTTGTGGGCTGGCTTACTATATGTCTATGAAAAGACCATTAGTACCAGATACAAAGATTGCAATGTTAAAGACTAACTATGAGGAAGTGTTAGGAAGGGCTTTACAAGAGGATAGGGAAACATCCAGTATCTATCTTATACCTAGACTAACATTTTATAATTAATGGCTACACAAAAGAATGCATTAGCCGTATGTGATATGTGTGGATTTGTTTATCCACATAGAGTAATGAGGTTAAATAGTTATGGGTTATTGGTATGTCCTCAAGACTTTGAAGGACAGTATGATTTAAAAAATCATCCTCAAAATAAAGTACCAAATGTAAAAGATAATCCTGCTATTCGTAATCCTAGACCTGATGATGGTGGTAGGGGAACACTATGGAATGTACAGAACAGTTGGATTACAGTTGATCCTACTACTTTAGAAGAAACAAGGCATACAACAAAGTACGATGATGCCAATAGAGCTTGGGATTTGATATGACAGATTTAACAGGAAAACTAATATCGGGAACTTATAAGCAATTATTGCTTGTAAATTCTAGTACAACAAATACTGGAGTACAAGCTTCAGCAGCTTATGTTCAAAGTGGAGATGGTACAAATACAGCACTAAAAGTATCTAGATCAGGAATAAATGTTGTAGGTACAGGACAGATAACAAGTGATTTAAGTGTAAACGGTGGACTAGCTGTAGGAGATAAAGTTTGTGCAAGTGCTTTCTTTGGTGACGGTTCTAATCTTAGTGGTATTACAGCTTCTATAGGTGGAGATGTATCTGTAAGCAGTCTTACTGTAGC